CTTTCCTGTAATAGCAAATATACCGTCATTAAAGAACTTATAGCCGTCTATATCAATAAATTCGATGTCAATATTATGTTTTTTACAAAATTCGGCACAGGCTAATACGTCATTAGCATTTACAATTTCATCTTTCCAAAATAACCTATATGATATTGCATTGAACTTTACGCCTGCTTCTTTTAAAACCAAACATACAAATTGACTATCATACCCTCCACTCAATGCTACACTATAACCATCATAATCTTTTACTGAATCTAATAGTTTTTTGTGTAAAGAAATGTTGTCTTGTGGATTCTTAAATGATAATACATACATCATACTTTCAAAATCGAAATTTAGTGCGGATTTTATTGCTTTAGATGTCATTATAAGTTATTTATTCTTTTAAATATGATAAATACTTAGTATAAATTTACTAGAAAATTTTTAATTACTGGAGTCAACATGGCAAATTATATAGTAGAAATGGATTCAGGAGTTCATGCAGACGCTACTGCGGCACAATCGGCAATAACTGGAGCAGGTGCCTCTATTACAACAACGTTTAGTTTAAACCTAACATATTTAATTAGTGCTACAGCAGAACAATTAACCGCAATAAGTGGTGTAAAATATTCAGAAGATGCTGATGCAGATTCGGGTTTGGGACTACAAAGTTTTAGTACCCACCATTTTAGATATCTAGATAATAGATACTATGATTCATCCAACATTGCAGGGAATATAACTGAAAGTTATTCTTTCTCTTCATGGGAACCGAAATATTCAGGTGACAATAAAACAGTTTATCTAATTGATTCAGGGATCAATGCAGGTCATGTTGAGTTTGCTAATGCTACTATTACTAATTTGCATAGTGCATACGGTTCTACATATACAGACTCCACAGGACATGGTACATCAATGGCTGGTCTAATTGCTGGTGAAAATATTGGACTAGCAAGAGACTGCACAATTAAAAATGTAAAACTATTTGACGAGGCATCAGGAAATATATCAGTTGGTAATGTAATTACTGCTCTAGATGCCGTATTATCAGACCACAATGCAAGTAATGTAGCAGACGTTAAAGTTTTATGTGCTCCATGGACAACTGCACAAAACAATCTTATTGATTCCAAAATTGGTGAAATTAATAATTCAAATATTGTTGTAGTTGCGGCGGCAGGTAATAGTAACGATGACGTTGCTAATTATTCACCTGCAGGTGTGGCAGATATTATCACAGTTGGCTCACATGATACAGAATTTGTAATCTCAGAATTTACAAATACTGCATGGGACGGTGGCAGTGATTCAACATCATTCCCTAATTACGGTGCCGCACTTGATATATTTACAATAGGTGAAAGTGTTACTACTTGTAGTCATTTATCAGGTGTTATTTACGGTAGAGCAACTGGAACAAGTATGTCAACAGCCTTAGTTGCTGGTGGTGTAGCCCAATACATAGAAAAACACCCTGGTAAAAGCTCAAATGAAATTAAAGAGGTGCTTATTGCAGAAGGTAGTATTAGAGGTAAATTACGTCTATCACTTGGCTCTGGTACAACTAGTGCTAATTTAGACTTAATGAATGAATCAGTATTACAGTTAGATTCAGGTGGTTCAGATGAAAGTATCAATTTCTCAAATACTTTTGCATCAGGAAGAATTTTAACCATGCAGTCAGGAACAACTGCTAATGTAAACTTAGATATAAATAGTACATTAAGTAATATACATATTTTACCATTTAGTCCATTAGCACCATGGATGAGCTTCGATGCTAATACAGGCATAATAACAGCAGATACATCTAGTTTAGATGCTGATTTATCTCCAGGTGTTTTTATATTTGGTATTAGAGGTAAAACTGCTTCTGAATATGTTGTTGTTGAAGAATTTAGCATTGGTGTTTATGATACAGCAGAAAGCGAATTAGAAAGCTCTAGCTCATATTACTATGACAGTGATAATACAGAATACGATGAAGCAGAATTTGTTACTTATTCGGTTGCTGGATCAAGATTTATTGGTGTTACAATAAAATAAATTGAGTACCCTACATTTAGACATAACATCAAACAGCAAGGTTTTTAATAGTCTATTACCTCAAGGTAATTCATATTTTCATAAGTTTGGTAAACGTCTTTATCCTCTTTCTGATTTAAATCTATCTAAAGTATTCTCTAATGTATCTCCACACAATAAAATATTTTGTAATTCTTTTTTTGGAGATTCGTTAACCCACCCAAAACTACATTACTTAGCAAGTAGATGCCATACTCTTGAAAAAGAGCTGTTGGTATTTACTCAGGGTAGCACAGTAGATAAAGTAGTTTTAGAACACCTTAAAACTAAAAACGTAACAATATATTTAAATCTATATGGTGCTTTTGATACAGCAAATTTAGTTACACAAAATTTAGATTGGGATTATATAAAATCTCTAATTGAATTTTATAAAAGTAAACTTATTATTGAGTATCATGTATTTAAACAGAATGTTTCAAGTATTGAACCTTTAATAAATCTTTGTTTAGAAAATAATGTTACACTTAATTTTAAAAAAGACTATTTTGGTAACGGGCCTGTAAGTATTTTTAATGAGTATGGTGAATGGCTTTATGATTTAAATAGTATAGATTATAATTATGATATTTTAGACAAATTTTTAGCAAATGACGAGTTGCTAGATATTAAAAATAAATTTAAAAAAGAAGACTTTAAATTACAAAAATCTGTTCTAGGTTATAGTAATTTAAAATTTTACTTACAAAATAAAGCAGATAAAAACATATTTGATATAAAAATAGATAATTTGATTACTGAAGATATAGATATATCTCAAGAAGAAGACATGTATATTAACTTTTTAGGTTATGTTTTTAAAAATAAAATATTATTTGAAACGTTTAATCAGTGTATATGTAACGACTGGTCTAAGGATTTAAAAAAATATATTAATTTAATAAATACTTTTGGCTACAATAGTAGTAAGGAAATTTTAGAGAATATAGAAAATGATGTAAAATTTAAATATAGTTATGGTGACGAAGTTATATACCATCACACATCAGGATTAAAACTAGAATTTTTAAAGATAACGCCTTATATTAATTATTTACTAAAAAATATTAAAGAAAATAACTTAACTAAACTGTCTTAGTTATAGAAATATCTGATATATTATTACAATAATCTAAAGGACAACTTGTTTTAGTTTCTGGTAATTGCCAATCCGCACTACCTACATTACCAAAATTTACAGCACCACACCAACTACTGTACATCTCTCCTGTTGCATCTATATTTAAACTTTCAAATCCTAAATGACATTTCATTCCTTTAAAAGTATTTAAACCCTGATTTATTATTTGGTGGCTTTGTACATACTTTGCTGAGCCGTCCTCATATAAAAACTCTGTCATCCAGGAAGTATCTTCTACAATTTCTTCAGGTTCTTGTACTTCTATTTCAGGATGAGGGTCTAATTGTAATGGCTTTATACCTGGTCTTTGTAAAACTTCTTGTTCTTGTTCTGAATACTCCCAATAAGTTTCCTGTTTGCTGTTGTGACCAAGTAACTTTTTATACATTGTTTTAACACATATACTAACATTGTCATATCTATTATGTTTGCAATCCTTAAACAAATCACGTAATTCTTCTACAAATTCGCCCAATCTGAGCACGTCTCCCCCTATTCCTGCAATATTAATGTCTATTGTTACATAGTCCTTAATCTCATTTATAACATTAATAAAATGCTCTTTATCTTGTGATAAAGGATGATATGTTAATACAACTCCATCCATATAATGTTTTGCTTTACTCCACCAATTTACTGTTCTACTGGCATTAGTAAATACAACATTATGGGTATTAAACTCACTTATTTTGCGTATTATATCCTCAAATCCTGGCATCACAGTTACTTCACCGCCTATTAATTCATAGTCTACTCTTTTACCCTGATTGTTATAATGCGTTGACAGGCGCTCTATGGCAGTCAGATAGGCTTCTAATGGTAACCACTGCTTACTACCATCGTGTAATATATCAGGACAATATTCACATTTGTAATTACATTGATTGCCCATATTCCATTGTATACGAATACTATCCATAGGACCACGAGCATGTGGACCACGTACTGAAATTAATTTGGGCATTATATTCCTATTAAAACTGTAGCAGACCCTTTATCAACAGTATGACCACAGGTTACAGTACTCATACCCTGTATAGCAGGGAAGTTATTTTCACATAGAACTGTGAATGAACCACTAAAAATTCTAGCAGTAGCAGTAGTATGGGGAGAATCTCCATGAGTTAATATTACATCACCCACAAGAGATAAAAAACTACCTTCGCAAAATACAGTGAAAGCAGAAGGTCCTAATATTAGGCCTCCACCTGCTGTATCTAAAAATTGTCTTGCGGCTCCTGGCATAATAGTATTTATCTTTTAAAAAATACTATTCTGTTTCTTGAAGTCTTAGATAGTCCTCTGCTGATTTTTCTGTGCTTTCTACAATAGCCAAAATATGATCTAATGAAAAAATAATTTCATCTGTATGCCCTGTATATATAAAAGGAACTACAGCAATTTGATCTTCCATAATAACTACAGTACTAGGATTGTTTAAATTTACTATTTTAGATTTTTTATTGTAGGCATTAAGAGTAGCCATAATTTCAATACCACTATTGAGTTTTATAGTTACTACCTTGCCTATTAGATTTTCTGTTTCAAACATGTAATATATTTATATTCTTTGAACAACGATTATTGAGATTATAGGCTGAATCCTTTAAATGAATCTTTTTCTACGTCTTGCTTTGTACCACCTATAACGTAACTACTTATTTCTGTTTCCTGTGGTGCTACTTGTACACTACCACCAGTAATCCATGTTTGAGTCCAAGGCAGAGGATTTGTTCCTGTATTAAATATTTTTTCTTGTCTTACGGCGTGCATTCTTTTTCCTGCTATGTATTCTACATATTGTTTAAGTAATTCTGCATTTAGTCCAATAATGCTACCATCTTTAAATAAATAATCTGCCCATTCTTTCTCTTGCTCTACAGCATCTAAAAACATCTGAGTACACTCAGCATAGGTTTCTTTTTCTATTTTAGCAAAGTCTTTGTCATCTTGTGGTAGAAGTTTTAACATAGTCTGTGTACTTGCCAAATGAACATTTTCATCTCTAGCAATAAACTTAATAATTTTAGCATTACCTTCCATTCTTTTAAGCTCAGCAAATGCCCAACTACATGCAAAGGACACATAAAAACGAACACCTTCTAGTATGTTTACACTCATTATACATAACCATAGACGTTTTTTATGCTCATACTCATTATACTTTTTACTTCCCTGCTCTTTTAATCTGTTATACTCTATAAGTTTGTCGTAGTTTTCTGTTATGCTGTCAGCACAATCCACAATCTCTTGTATATCTAAAAGTTCATCAAATATTTTACTTGGATCAGGATATATATTTCTTATAATGTGGGTATAACTTTTACTATGTATAGTCTCACTAAATGCCCATGTTTCTATCCAGGTTTCTAATTCAGGTATAGATGCTATAGGCAGAAAAGCCAAGTTAGGTGAGCGACCTTGTACACTATCCAACAAAATTTGTCTTTTTAAATTACTAGTAAAAATATGTTTTTCAAAGTCAGTCAAGTTTTTAAAATCACTTGCATCTTTAAGTATGTCTACTTCCTCTGGTCTCCAAAAGAAGCCTAACTGCTTATCAGTAAACTTATCAAACTGCTTGTATTTTAATGTATCAAATCTTTGTAAAGACACTCCACCAGCAGGATCTAAAAACATTTTTGCTTTTGTATGATGTTTTTTATTATTTGTATTTAAAACTGTCATTTTTAGTTTCCGCCTCTAGTTCTATTAAGTGCTGGTCTTTTTCCATTTGTTTCTAAATAGTGTGCTATAAAATCTTCTTCATCTACACTATAGGTAGAAAAAGTTTTTGTTATTTCTTTACCTATAATATTAGTGTATGAAAATTGTTCGCTATGACTTTGCTTCCCCCATAATTCCATTCTAATATCTGTTTCTTCCATTTGCTGAATAATATATTCTGCATTTTTGTGACCTGTAGGACTTCCTGGATTATGAAGTCTATGCTCACCCCATCTTTTTTTGATGGACATTCCATATTTTCCAATATAAATTATTTCTTGTTTTTTATTGCTATCGTTAATTAATACCCAACAATAAACTCCAGATTTTACTTCACTTGCAAATGGGGTAAGTTCGCTACCAATTTTACCATCAATGACATCTACATCGCCTGCCTTTTGAAATCCTAATGCTTGTAATTCTTGACTTGTCATATTTTACAACTCTCACAATCGTCATCATCTATAAACTCAACATTTGAAACTGCTTCTGGTGTATCTACTACTCCATTTGCCGTGTCTTTATTTATGTCTATCTCACCCTGACCATCAAACGTGTTATTATAGTATAATTGTTTGCCACCGTATTTATAAAACATAAGCAAATCTTGTATTAAAACACTCATTGGTACCTTCTCATCTTCATAATGTTCAGGATTGTAACTAGTGTTTACACTAATTCCTTGGTCTATGTATTTTTGTAATACAGCCATTATCTTTAGATAACCTTGTGGTGACTTTTGATCCCATAGTAAATCATATTTGTTTTTGTAATATGGAAAACCTGGCACAACCTGTTTTAGTACTCCGTGTTTACTTTGCTTAATACTTACATAACTACGTGGTGGTTCAATACCATTTGTGCTGTTACTAATCTGTGCTGATGTTTCAGCAGGCATAAGTGCCATCAGTGTACTATTCCTAATACCGTGTTCTTTTAAATCTTTTCTTAATTGTTTCCAATCAAGTCTTTCTTTGTGTTTTACTAGCTCATCAACGTCTTTTTTATATGTTTGATTAGGAGTAATACCTTGTCCATATTTTGTTTCACTTGTTTTAGGACACATACCTTTTTCCTGTGCTAATTCCATACTTGCTTTTATGAGTCCATAACTCCATGCTTCTGCCCATTCGTCAATTAATTCTAAATTAGGCTCTTGATATGTACTATCGTTTTTAGCCATCCAGTACGCAAAATTAATAATACCAACACCTAGGGGACGTCTATTCATTGTACTAAGCTCAGCCGCTATTACAGGGTAGCTCTGATAGTCTAAGAGCTCATCTAAAGCCCTTACGGCCAAATTACCTATTCGTTGTAATTCGTTTGTATCCTTTACTACACCCCAATTTATAGCACTTAATGTACATAAACTTATTTCACCATTTTCATCATTTATGTTATCCATGGGCTTAGTAGGTAAATCTATTTCACAACATAAATTACTTTGTTTGATTGGTGCTACATCTTCTATAAATGAACCATGTGTATTTGCATGATCTACATTCATTAAGTATATTCTACCTGTGTCTTTTCTTTCTGTAACAAATGAACTAAACAATTCAATAGCAGGAATACTTTTTTTCCTAATACTTGTTTTACGTTCTGCCGCTTCATATAATTCTTTGAACTTGTCTTGATCAGCAAAGAAACTATCGTATAAACCAGGAACATCATGAGGACTAAACAATGTGATGTTACCACCACTAATTAATCTTTCGTACATAAGTTTATTAAACTGTACACCATAATCCATGTGACGTACTCTATTATCTTCGACACCTTTATTATTCTTTAATACTAATAAGTCCTCTACTTCTAAGTGCCAAATTGGATAGTATAATGTAGCCGCTCCGCCTCTTACTCCACCTTGACTGCAACTTTTTACAGCACTTTGGAACATTTTATAGAAAGGAATAACTCCTGTATGAGTAGTATCTCCGCTTCTAATAGGTGAGCCTAATGCTCTTATACTACCTGCACCTACGCCTATACCTGCTTTTTGACTTACATATTTAACAATAGCACTACTTGTTGCATTAATACTATCTAGACTGTCTCCTGTTTCTATAAGTACGCAACTACTGAATTGTCTTTGTGGTGTTCTAACACCTGCCATAACTGGTGTAGGCAAAGATATTTTAAAAGTACTGATAGCATCGTAGTATGCTTTTACATAACTCATTCTGGTTTCTGCTGGATACTTGCTAAACAGGGTAGCCGCAATCATCATATATGCTACTTGTGGTGTCTCGTATATATCGCCTGATGCTCTATTTTGTACTAGATACTTACCGCGGAATTGTTCCATAGCCGCATAGGTTAAGACCTCGTCTCTATTATGATCTATAAATTCTTGTAACTGGTTAATTTCGTCTTTGGTATAGAGTTGTGTAAACTCTGCATCATACATGCCTGCATCAATATTTTTATCGATAATATCACATAAACAAGGGGGTTCAAAAGTATTATATACCTGCTTACGCAAATGATAGTTTATAAGCCTACCAGCAACATATTGATAGTTTGGTGCTTCTTCTGAAATGAGATCTGCGGCACTTTTAATTAGTGTTTCTTGAATATTCTCAGTTGCAATGCTTTCAAAAAATTGGATTTTAGAATTAATTTCTACTTCTGAGGCACTTACACCACTAATGCCTTCACATGCATACATCACTACTTTGTGTAATTTGTCTATGTCTAAGTTTTCTAGTGTGCCGTCTCTCTTTTTAACCTGCATGTGTGTCCTTTACTGTATCTAAAGTATATATTTATGTTTTTCATAGTCTACTATAAAACTATACAAAAGTCAATATACAAATTGATTTTTATCCAGTTTATGAGTTGTAAAAATTGTACTATTTTCTTTAACGTTTTCCAAATCTGTTACTTGACCTGGAAAAAAATTATAGACTTTTTTATTATCTACAAGGACTAGTCCATGTGTTCCATCTATATTATTACTTATCACTTGTAGGTGTATTTCGTTACCAGTTATGAACTTTCTATGTATTAAATGGCTTGTGATTAATAACGTTATACCACTATGGCAAAAATATCCTTCGTTTACTATTTCAAATGGTGTGGGCCAAGTTTTAGGTGAATAATAGTCTATATATCTAGATAATAATTTTATAGGCTCATATTCTAAAACAAGCTCTTCAGGTGTATTAAATTCTTTTTGCCTTAAATTTCGCCATATGGATAATCTATCATTAGCAGAATGATTCTTAAAAAACATAAATTAATAAATTATGATTGCCAACGTCTGGTAATATATTTCATTGTAGTAATTTTATTTACACTACTTGTTGCAGTTACTAAAATATCAGTATTATTAGTTGTATCTAACTCTGCTGTGAAACTTACTGTACCTGTTACTGTATCGGCAACATCTGTAGCATCGTCTCTAAATACAACTGTTGCATTACCTGTGCTACTATTATAAAAACTACTAGCATGTAATTGGCCTACACGTCTATAATTACCGTCACTTGTACCTGTAAAGTTTACTGTATAATCTATTACATAGGAATCATAACTAACTGTAGATATTGTTGCTACGGTTACATTACCTGTAGCAGGTATATTAACTGATTCAACATCATCAAAAGTAGTAATTTTAGAACCACCACCACTAGATTCTGATGTCAATAATTCTATATTTGTTTTAATATTAAGCAATCCTTTGATATCTGGATTTGCTGTTTTAAAATAAATCTGGTTTACAATATGGTTAAAATCACTTGCCTGGTCTCTGCCGTTAAATGTAATAAACTTATTGTCATCTTCGTTTGTAATAGCAAGAACGTATGTACCTAAATTACTTCCAGAAGTATAAAATTTATCATTTGATTGAACACCTGTAAACAATGGAACATTTTTATCAACAACTAAGTTGTGTAACCATTGCTCTAGTTTGGCTTTAATAGTATGTGTTACCCTAGTTTTACTTCCTGTAGTTAAACTTAGAGCTGACATTGTGCCTACTGAATCTTCGTGTAATGTAAATTCATTTCCTCCTGAAGTAGAGGAACCTAAACTATCAAACGATGCTTTAGTAGATATATAAATTTGATTAGTTGTATTTGGTATATATGATATACTAGGGAATTCTGCTAACCCTTGAAATACACTTATTACATTATCAAGTGTAACACTATTTGATAAATTTATGCTATTTACTGGTGTATGCTTGGTTAATGTTGCACTACCTAATACAGGACTAAATGTTGCAGTAACACTACCTACTAAACTTGCTGTAGTTGGTATAAAGAAAGTATTATTTGTTACTCTTGAACTTAACAATGTTTTAGTTCCATCTGCTATTGCTGATGAATTAGATGAGCTAATTAATGCTATTTGACTACTTACAGGTAAGCCATGTAATGAACTTATAATTTGTACATTAGCACCTGAACTATCTGAGCCATAGTTAATATAATTTAAGGCACCTGCTATTTCAGATACACCGTTTTGAACTACTGTGAAACTTGTAGTACCACTTACACCTGTTACTTGATAAGGGTTGGCAGTAAACACACTTGCGTTTGAACCTGTGAAATAAACATAATCACCTTGTACTAGTCCTTCAACATTACCAGTTATTGTAACTGCATTACCGGCACCAGATGCTCCTGATGTTACTGCTCTTATTGTAGCAACACTATTTCCTGAAGGTAAACTTACCTCCATTGTACTTGCCTGAACATTGCTTACTGGCAATGCTTTTCCTTCTAGCCATGCTGGGTTATTTAAATCTGTTAAATATACGTAATCATATGTAGCACTTGAATTTCCATAAGCAGGTGAGTTGGTTGACCCAGTACTAATTGTTACTGTACTACTACTAGCACTAATACCTACTGTACTGGAACTTTTTAATGAATTGTCACTAATTAAAAAATTACCTAATGTAAGTCCTGTTGGATTAGAAACTACAGCACTATCATCGAATACAGCAATATGCTTGTAATCTAATCCTATATGTCCTGTTCCAGATGAAGGCGATACTCTTACTAAATCATGATTTAATTGTCTATAAGTTGGCACACTATAATCTGAATAAAAACTATTAGTATCAGAACCAGCATATATAACACCACTATTAGATAATGATTTAATTACACTAGCATTACTATAATATGTAATTGATATTTTATCGCTGGTAAGTGGTGCTGTTCTAAAATTTAAAACATGAGTATTACTTGCTAATGTAGAAGTACTAAAACTATAATCTTTAGATGTTGCTGGAGTATAGTTTGCATTATCACCTAGTAAAACTGTTTCATTTTTGACTACAGTTATATCTGTTGCTTTAAAGTTCTCATTTGTAGATATACTTTTTATATTATTAGGCGTAAAACTTATTGTATTAGCATTACCCAATGTTTGATTGCTTGATATTGTGACGTTTACACCTGTTGTATCATATGCTGTTACTGTAGCAGTTCCTACAATATCATCTCCTGTAATAACATCTCCCACTCCTATAAAAGAGTTTGATGTTGTAAGTGTAATAACATTACTTTGGAAAACAGCATTGTGTACTGTAGCATCTACTGAACTTGTTATAACTGGAGTTATCTCGTCTGAAAAAACTGGAAGACCACTTCCTGTATAGGTGTTGGAACTAGTACTCCATTGTGCTGTTGTTCCTACACCATCAAAATGACCTATTAATAATCTTTTATGAGGTACAGTAAAATGTATAATTCTTGTATTAGCAATATCTTGAGTTAAGTTTACAGAACTAGTTGTTGATTCAAAACTGCTTATATTGGATGTGGATGAATCTATGTCACCTCCAATATAAACCTGACTACTATCTAGTGCTAATCCAAGTTCACCTTCTCTTAAAGGCTGAGGCAGATCCTGTTTAAGACCTCGCCTATTTTGGATTCTGGATATAACTACATTGTTATTTGCTGTTGCCATACTAATACTTCTCCTGAGCTACTAGTATTTATCATTTTTGAATTTATTTTGAATAATAAGATGCTAATCTATTTGACCAAAGCTCACAATATTTTTCGTACTCTGATCCCTGTATAACAAAATCTTTTACTTTGCCTTCTCTATCTACCATTAATATTACAATTTTAGATATCTTACTTCCAAACATTTCGTTATGTGCTAATGCATAGGCACAACCTTGCATAAAATAGTCGTCGATCCATTCGCGTTTCTTCATTTTTTTGGCTGTTTTGAAGTCTATAATACATTCTTCGCCTTCATACATACCTATTCCGTCTGCCGTTCCGGCATACAACCCTTGTGCAATTAAGCCAACTTCAACACCATAAAGCTCATCTACGTTACATAAGGCTTCATTAATCATATTTGTTGTCATAGTTTTTGCTAATTGACTAACAACATTTGTGCCAAATGTGTCCCAATCCTCACCTAATATATACTTCTCTAATGCATTGTGTACTTTAGTACCGAGTCCTGCTGACTCTGTGCTTATACGAGTTGCTTCTGCATCTCCTACACGTTTACGCCAGGCAATAAGAGCAGTTTTATCTCCAGTATCTCCTAAGATAGTGGTAACACTTGGAACAGGATTTTCATCCTCTCCAACATATTGTCTGCCTTGTTTTGTTTGAATACGTCGTAATGACGGATAGTCGTATTTGGATTTTAGCATTTAAGTAAATATTATTTACTACTATTTACCAGGAAATGTTCCAACTTATTGTATTATTGGAATTTAAATTTGTAACTACATTCACTCCGTATCCAAGATCCTCGAAGTGTTTTTTAACATAATTAAGTTGGTCTAATTTGGTAGGGTCTGTAGTAATGCTATTCCACACATTGTAGTATACATTACTATTTGTCATATCTGAACTAGATATAACATTTGCATAAAGCACACCAGCATCTACATTTGCTAAAACTATACTTTCTACAGCTCTGACTTCAGCATGTATAACACTATTATTTCTACTATCTTTTCTGGCCTGTGTAGCATTTACAAATATATTTGCCATTATAACTCCGCCTTTATATCACTCAATGCCTGATCTCCAGCCATTTTACCTACATCTACTGATGGTTCTTTTTCATCAGTGTCTACATTAGCAGGCATCTGATTTTTAAGTTTAATTATATCTTTGTCTATGCTACTAGCATATCCGCTATCATTAACTGCTTTAATTATTTCATCTGTAGTAGCAACGTAACCTTCGTCACTAAGTATGCTTTTAAATTCGTTTGTAGATAGTGACTCATCAGAATCCATTTTCATTACAAGTATGTCTTGTACTTTTTGGATTAGGTCTGCTTCGTAACCTTCTCTGATAATATCACGTATTAGCATTTTACAGCTCTACAGGTGCTCTCCCCAATGGCTCTTCTTCTGGACCTGCCGCCGCTGGTTCGTTCACATCCATATCACCTAAATCATCATCTCCTAAAGGATCCATTTCTGGCTCGGCCATATTGTCGGCGCCTAAGTCTCCAATTCCGCCTGAGGATAAATTCATTTCTTCACCAGTAATACTGCCTACTAATTCGTTTACACCGTCTTTTGCCGCCTTGGCACTATCTAATGCTTGGCTTAATGTTTGTTCTGCTGAATCTTTAAATTGAGAGGCTTTATCTGCACCAAACTCATGGACCATTTGGTCTGCTATAGCAGGAATATCTTCGTTTACCATTCTACCTAGTCTTTCAACATGGTCTTGAATGTCGTCTGCTAATGCTCTAACAGCCATAACAACTTCTGCTTCTTCAACAGTTGTGCCTTCAATTTCTTCTGATAACATATCATCTATAATGTCGTCAAACATGCTTTCTTTATTAATTGCATCTGCATTTTTCTTTTTAATTGTTACAGGGTGCATTTTACCTGAACCTTTAGGATACTCAAATTCTTTTTTATCTTCTTTTTCTGCTTCTGCGGCCGCTACTTCAAAATTTTCTTTTGCAATTTTGGCACCAAAGAATTTAATACCTTGTGGTAATGCATCTTCTTCTAAACCGTTTAGGAAACCTACAACTGAATCTCTGCTTTTACCACTTGCTGTTGCAAATGAATTAAGTTTTTCTTCTATAGCATCTATACTGGAAGGGTCAGTAAGTTCAACACCTACTTCTTTTGCTAGTTCGCTTAGTAGATATTCGTTTAAATCTGTGCTAGGACCTTCTGTTGCAATCTCTTCTAGTGATTCACTTTTAGAACCACATGTTGATTCGTAATAGTCTTTTGCCGCCATTAAAACAATAGGTAACACAGTATCATCATCATATGCATATCTAGAGTCTTGTCTAAATCTGTTCATACATTCTTTACTTGCTTCATCCATTGTGTAACCTGAATCCATTAATTCTTGCACAGTTTCTCTTAAACTGTTACACATAGATTCATAAGCAGGTGATTCTGCATACATGCCTTCGTTAAGCATTGTATCTATAACGTCTTTAATACCTAAATATTTTGCATATTCAGGTTCGAGTTGAAATTGTTTACTGGTCCCTTTAAGTTTGACAATTGCCATATTGGACATTTCTCTAACTGTTTCTAGTTTTTCTTTTTTAGGAAATCCAGTACCAATTTTGACTCCGAAGTGCTCGCTCAACAACTTATTAATTTTTTTAATCTTTGTGTTGCCTGCTGGGTTAAATTCTCTTATAAACATGATAATCTTCCTAAAATATAAATGTTATAGTCTTATTTATCATTTTAAGGAAAATTATGAAGTAGTTTTAGTATATAGTAAATTGATATTTTACTTCTTTTAGTATTATAACACTTTCTTCCATACGAGTTTGTGCAATTAATTTTCGATCTAAATCTTTGGAGGTGTATATAGTATGTTTGTAAAAATTTATATCGTTTAAATGTTTATAGAATAAATTACATAAACGATTTATGCTTGAAGAATTTGGTTTAGATTCAACAGTTTTATCGTTAAGTGTAGTACATATTGACTTTGCTGTTTTTAAAAATGGCACATTTTCTGCATATTTTTCATTTGTTATATAATTTATAACATCATATCCAGGATCAGATTTTTTAGCCACAAAAACACCACGTTTAGCAACTTTATCAGTAATATTACCTAACTTTTTTGCTATGTGTTTTTTATTAAATTTTCTTTTTTTGTGGGTAGATTTTGTAGCCAAGTTCGTCACCTTTATTAATTTTTTGAAAGATGTCTTTTTTATACATTTCTTCTGCAATATAAAAATCTCTTTCGTCCATGTTATTTACACTTAAAAAACCATTTAGATCAACTTTATTGAAAAGTCTAGCCTCTAAACTGCTTATTAAATTTAGGTAATTGTTCTTGTCTTTAACTGCTTTCATTATCTGCCGGCGTGCATTGCCGCCATGTGTTTTTTGTACTTTTTAGTACCTTTTTTGTGAGGAGATTTACCTTCTTCTAATTCTGAGGTGTCTAATTGAGACAATATATCATCAATTACACTACTGCTATCTATAACATTTAATACACCGCCACTTGCAAAGTCGCCCATGCGTTGTCCACCATGTATATCATCTGAGTCTACACAATCTTCTACATCTAATCTTTCTAATTCAGAATATATTGCGTATTCTAAATCTTCTTTGTTCTTAAATTGATGTTCTTCACCACGAAATTCGTCTACTAATTTATCAACACAGCCCATAGCAATAATGCTTCTTTCTTCGCCTTCGTATATACCTTTGCCTATT